CGAAGTTCCATGTGACGGAAACGGGCCGGGTGGTGACGCACCGCACCGGGGACGCACAGAGGCGCTGCCGGCGGAAGATGCGCCTGCTGGCCGATAGGGGCGACTGGGAGGGCGTAAGGGCGCAGATCGTGAGCGCCAAGGGCTACTACAAGAGACACAACGACAACGGACGCTTGACGGCGCTGCGGGCGCTGCACAGCGCACTGCGAAAGGAGAGGGCGGCATGAGGTATGTATGCCACAAGCGGGCGAGGTTCGAGGGCATATCCGGCAGGGCGAACATCCCCTACGGCGCCGCGCTGGAGAGGCGGGGCGACTTCCTGTACTACGAGGGGCGGCAGCTCTGCGCGGTCGGGAGCCAGCGGGCCCACGAGCATTTCAAGCGCGATGACGACGGGCAGGGCCTGCGGCGCGGGGCGCTGACGGAGGCCATTTGCAAGACGCTGGAGCGCAAGGATACCGACCATCAGAGCCGATGGGACCGGGTGTGGGCGGACGAGCTGTGCGGGAAGTACCGGCACCCGGACCACGAGGACCACTTCCTCTGGGGCAGCGCCTTCTTTGAGGCGCCCATTGCAGATCTGAACTACATCGCCGCGCTGGTGGGCGCGGGAAAGGAGCGTTAGACCATGTATGTATTCAAGAAGGACGGCCAGGAGGTGGCCGCGCAGGAATGGCCGGTATGGGTGCGGCTGCTGGGAAACGGCTGCTACGGCCTCTGTGATGCCGCTGACGCGCAGGGCGTCGTGCTGGGCGGGACGGTATACTCCCTGAGCAACCGGACGCCCATGGAGGGCACAGAGGAGGTCGCGGCGGAGATCGTGGAGAGCGTGCCGTACCTGCGGGAGAAGGTGGAAACACTGGAAGGCCAGCTGGCCGTGCAGACGGCGGCCACGGAGGTGGCCTTCGTGACGCTGGCGGAGGCGGGGACCATCGACGCCGTGACGGCGGGCGAGCACCGGACGATGTTCGCCGACTGGACTGCGAACGTGGCCTATACAGTGGGGCAGCTCCGCAACTACGGCGAGAAGCTGTACCGCTGCGTGCAGGCCCACACGTCCCAGACCGGCTGGGAGCCGGACAAGGCGGCGTCCCTGTGGGCGGTGGCGGCGGATCCGGCGGAGGCGTGGCCGGCGTGGAGCAAGCCCACCGGCGCACACGATGCCTACAGCGCCGGGGACAGGGTGAGCCACAACGGCAAGCACTGGACCAGCGACACGGACGGCAACGTGTGGGAACCGGGCGTGTACGGCTGGACGGAGAGCGCCGATGCATGAGCTGGAGGTCATTGAGGCGCTGTGCTGCCTTGTAGAACGCGCCGTGGCCGTGATACGAGACGAACAGACGAAGGAAGCGCTGCTGCGGGAGCTGGACGCTGCCACAGGGGCGGAGGACATGACGGAAGCGCCCGGAGAGGGCGCGGAAAGGAGCGAGACATGAAAGAGACTATGAACCCCATTTCTGCGGTGATCGCCGCCGCGCTGGGCGTGCTGAGCGCCTACATGGTGCAGCTGTTTATCCCCCTTATCGTGCTGGTGGCCGCCATGGTGGTGGACTACGGCACAGGGATGGCCAAGGCGTGGTCCGCAGGTGAGCTGTGCAGCCGGACCGGCATCAAGGGCATCCTCAAGAAGGTGGGATACCTGGTGATCGTGCTGGTGGCCATGGGCGCGGACTATCTGCTGCGCTACGGCATGGAACAGGTGGGCATCCACATCAATGTAGAATTCCTCGTCGCGGCGATCGTGATCGCGTGGCTGATCATCAATGAATTGATCTCTATTCTTGAGAACGTGGCGGCCATCGGCGCGCCGGTGCCGAAGTTCCTGGTGACGCTCATTAAAAAGCTGAAGAACGTCACGGAGAGCCACGCGGAGACTGTGGCGGCGGAGGAGAACGCCGGGGACGAGGAGGCTATGTAAGATGGCGAAGGTCTATCTGTCCCCGGCGATGCACCGGCAGAACGAGTGCTGCTATCCCCGCCCGGACGGGCAGCAGTGCTATGAGGCCCTGGAAAACAACGAGTACATCGACATTCTGGAGCCTGTTCTGAACCGCTGCGGCATCGAAACAAAGCGGGGCTACCGGCGGACGCCTATGAGCAACGAGGACGGCACCGCCATCATGCAGCAGAACGTGGCGGAGAGCAATGCGTGGGGGGCTGACGTGCACTACGTCAGCCACACCAACGCCAGCGCCAACGGCAAGGCGCAGGGGTGCCACCCCATGTACTACACCTACTCCGCCAACGGCAAGAAGCTGGGCGAGATCATGGTGAGGTACCGGAAAGAGGTTTACCCGCGCACGGTGAAGCTGGTGGCGCGGAGCGACCTGTACGAGCTGAAAAAGACCAACGCCGTGGCGTTCTATGAGGAGCACGCCTTCCACGACAACCTGGAGGACATCACCTGGTTCCACACCCACATGAAGGAGATCGCGGAGAGCGCGGCAAAGGGGCTGTGTGAATACTTCGGTCTTCCGTATGTGGAGGAGGCGAAGCCGGTGGAGCCGGTGACGATGGGGAACATCATCCTGTACGGCGTGGACGGCGACAGCGGAACGTGGGAACGTGTGAAGTGAGGAGGTAAGAGCGATGGCAAGGTACAACGGCAACATCATCCAGACCACCAATAAGAACAAGAACAACAACAAGACCACCGGCACCGGGAACAACCTGGGCGGCACCAAGGCGGGAAGCATCATCAACGGCGTGCTGGCCGGCGCTGTCTCCGGCAGTGGGGGCACCGGGATCAAGGGCGGCTCCTCCGGTGGGGGCAAGGGGGCAGTCTCTGCGCCTCCGGGCTACAAGACCGTACAGGTGGGACGCCTTACCGGCGTAGCGAAGGATACGAGCTCCTCCGGCGGCACCACCAAGAGCAGCGGCAGTGGGAGCAGCAGCGGAAAACTTTCCGGCGCGGGGAGCGTCGCTTCGGCGGTGGCCGGTGCGGTGCGCGACGCCGCCAAGAACGTGGCACAGGGCGGCTACTCCGGCGGAAGCTCCGGCAGTGGCGGCAGCTACTCCGGCGGCGGCTACAACAACGGCGGCCTGACCGCCGACCAGGTGCGGCAGATGCAGGAATACTACGGCACCACCGCGGACGGCCTGTGGGGCGCGAACTCCACGGCAGCGGCGGGCGGCATGAACGCCGCCGAGGCGTGGAACGCCTACCGGGAGGCGCTGGCGCAGGATGAGCTGAACGGCGATATGTCCTGGGAGAATTTCCTCGAAAGCATGGGCGGCAGCGACTATGAGCAGCGGCTCCGCGATGCCGTCAACGCGCAGGTGGAGCAGGCGGTGAACGACTACAACCGCCAGATCGAGCAGGCGGGCACCAGCTATGAGGATGCGGCGCGCCGGGCGTACATCAACAAAATGCTGTCCCGGCGGAACATGGACCAGGAGCTGGCGGCCAGCGGCGTGTACGGCGGCATGGCGGACAGCCAGCGGATCGCGGCGGAGGCCGACTATCAGAACGACCTGACCGATCTTGAGGTGCAGTACAACGACACAATGGCGCAGCTGCAGCAGGCCATCACGGCGGCACGGCTGTCCGGCGACGCGCAGATCGCGGAGCAGATGGCGAACTACCTCAGCCAGGTACAGAGCGAGTACCGGAGCTATCTGCAGGAGCGCATGGCCGCCCGGCAGCAGTCGTCCGGCGGCACCGCAAGCTATCAGTCCTACGGCGGAGGCGCGGCCGCGCAGGAGCAGGGCAGCGCCGCAGGGACCGGTACCGGCCTCAGCAATTACAACGCCGTGAAGAACAACATCATGCTGTACGCCTCCCGCGGTATGACCGGCGTGGCCAACCGCCTTATCCAGCAGGCGTGGGGGCAGCTGAGCGCGGCACAGCAGAGCGACCTCGCGGCGACCATGAGGCAGAATGGCTGGACAAGCTGACAGGAGGGCTCTATCATGGCTAAGAAGTCTAAGGCTATGACCATCATCGAAGAAGTGACCAAGCAGAACAAGGCAGGGGCGCGCAGTGCGTCCCTGCCCTCTGCGCTTCCTGCGCTGCGGATGCCGAAGCTGGAGACTCCGGCCAAGACATCGGGAATACAGATGCCCGTGCTGGGGAAAACCACGTCCAAGGGCGTGGGCATCGTGCAGTCCGTGGTGAACGGCTCCGGCACACAAAACAGCGGGGGGACCACAGCACCGAAGGTGAAGGCCGCGCAGCCCACGAAGCAGACACAGACCAAGACCGTGAAGCCGGCGCAGCAGTCGGCGACAGACCGGGCGGCGAACATCCGCGCATTCGGCGCGGGCGACTACTCCGGCGGCGGAGAGCTGCTGGAGAAGGCGTACAAGACCGCACGCGGCGCGGTGAAGGGCATCGGCTCCTCCTACGCCAACATCGGCGGCAGCGCCGTGGAGGGCATGGGCAACCTGCAGGAGACCATGCAGAAGGGGGAGTACGACAAGAAGGTCCAGCAGATGAAGGACAACAAGGCCTTCTATGAGCAGGCGCTGAAAACCGGCGTCAACCCCCGCACCGGCAAGAAGCTGACGGTGGACCAAAAGAGCAAGTTCTATAAGATACTCAACACACAGTACACCGACGGCAAGATCGCCCAGATGGAGAACATCTACAAGGAGGCCACAACGAACCAAAAGGCCCGGACGATGGAGACCGCCAACGATGCCTTCGCCGCTTCGGACCGGCTGAAGGCCAGCGCCGACAAGGACGTGGCCGCCGCCAAGGAGGGCAGCGGCAAGGTGGGGCAGTTCCTGGTGGACCTGGGCTACACCGGAACGCAGGTCCTGGCCGACACGGCGGCGAACGCCATCGCGCCGGGTGCGGGCATGGTATCCATGGCCAGCCGCGTGTACGGCGACGCCTCCGCCGAGGCCCGGCGGGAGGGCAAGACAGCCGGGCAGCAGGCGCTGTCCGGCCTGAAGGGCGCCACCATCGAGGTGCTGACGGAAAAGCTGTTCGGCGGCCTTGCCAAGGCCTACGGCGCCGGCACGGCGGACGAGCTTGTGGAAAAGGTGGCCGACAAGCTGACCAAGACGGAAGCGGGCCAGCGGGCCGCCGTGTGGCTCATCAACTCCGGCGGTGAAGGCCTTGAAGAGGTCGTTTCCGACGTGCTGAACCCGCTGGCGGACCGGGCGCTGGGGCTGGACGACGGCACCGGGGCTATTTTCACAACGGACGACGCGGCGCAGATGGCCTATGACTTCCTGCTGGGCGGCGCTATGGGCCTTATCGGCGGCAGCGGACAACTGCGGAGAGGGCGGACGGTGCAGATGCCAACGCTGGAGCGCACGACGCAGGAGACAGTAGCGGCGGAAATGCCGCAGTTTGCGACGGAACCGGGGGCGCAGGGCGCGCAGGCGGCATCGGGCGTAAACTTTGACGCCGAAGCGCAGAACGCCGCAGAGAGGCTTACAGAGCCGAATACGGCGGGGGCTGTACGCCTCAACAACGAGAACGGCCTCTCCGCTTACACGCCGCAGGAGCGCATCAACCTATCGTCCGGTGTAAAAAACAAGATCGTGTCCACATACCAAGAGGCGCTGGCATTCGTAAAAAATGCCCTGTCCAACAAGCAGAGCGTGGACAGGGCCTATATGGGTGTTGTTCCGAATAGTGTCGCCAGCAGGATACTGAACGAGACCGGTGTAGACGTGTCTGGCTATGGCGTGATGATGAACGGGAACGATGTGCGCCACATCCTGAAAGGTCACGGTGACAGTGCCGCAGAGGCGGCACAGGGACAGACGGCAGTTACGGAAGAAGCGATCGCCCAGATCCCGAAGGTGATTGCTGCACCGGACAATGTATATCTGTCCACCGGCAGCGACGGGAAAGGGCGCAGAGCCATTGTATTTGAAAAGCAGATAGGGGACACCTATATCACCATCCAAGGTGTGTCGGACGGCAAGAAGCTGCTGCAGGCAGATACGATGTACATAAGAAAAAGAAAGACTCGCAAGTCGCAGGACACAATGCCCGGCGCAGAGAGCGCCGCCCCTGTGATCAACGCCCGAAGCGAACTGCCGCTAAGTCTTTCTTCCGATACCACTGTACCACAGGGCACAGTGGATGTCAATACGCAGGGAGGTACGGAGTACACGCCGCTGCGTATGCCGACGCTGGACGCGGAGACCGGTACTGTGGGGGCAGACGCCGCGCAGTCCGCACAGCAGACGGTGGAGCAGATGGACGCGGAGTTCGACGCCATGGCGGCGGAGGCCCGCGCCAAACAGCAGCAGCGTGAAGCCAAGGGCTACGAGATGCCGGAAACGCTCCGGCGGCTGGGCGTGGATCCCTTCGGCTCCGAGGCGGACTATGCTGGGGCGGAAACACTGGCGCGGGAGGCGCGGAACAACAATTCCGCCCGGAAGCAGATGCAGAAGCAGATCAGCAAGATGGCGTTTACGGAAAAGGAGCGCACCTTTGCCCGCCAGCTCGCCGGCGACAAGATCACATGGCAGGACGTACCGCCCACGATGGACATGGAACGGCTGGCCACGCTGACCGACTTCTACCGCACGATGGACAATGATCCGGCGGCGGGACTGCTGAGCAGGCGGCGCAACACCATCCTGGAACGGGAAACGGCCAAGATGGAGCCGCTGCTGGGCATGGATGTCACCTATGACGAGGGCGGCATGACGGACACCGGGAAGCGCAGCGGGAAGATCGCCAAGAAGTTCAGCACACTGCGCCGGAATTTGCAGACGCCGGCTCGCGTATGCGAAACGGAATGGGGCGCGGCGCATGGCCGGAAGGTATACGACGAGCTTTTCTATCCGGTGACGGAGAACAACGGCCGGCAGATCACATGGGTGAATTCCATGCTGGACAGGGTGCGGACCTTCACGGACAGCACCGGCAAGAAACGGGCGCTGAACCGCAAGGAGCGCGAGCTGGTACAAAAGCTGGTGGAGTACAGCGCCTCGCAGGACCGGGTGGCGAAGTTCTCCGGGCAGTACGCTCCGGCGGTGGAAAACGTGCGGAACGGCGCTGGCGTGGAGGACTCCGCCAGGGAGTTCGGTATCGACAAGTCCTCGCAGGAGTACGCAGATCTGCTGAACTACAAGACCTATCTGACCGCCGCGGAGGAGCTGGCCGCCAGCACGGAGGCCGACGCGACGGCGGTGCAGGCCGCCGTGAAGGCATACAGCGACATCTACAAGGAGCTGTATGAGGGCATCAATACGTTCCTTGTGGCCCATGGATACCAGCCTATTGGCTTTATCGAGGGGTATGCGCCGCACCTTCAGCCGGAAAGCGAGAGGACGGCGTTCTCCAAGGCGCTGAAAATGCTGGGACTGGACGATGCGGCCATGGAGCTGCCTACGTCCATCTCCGGCCAGACGGCGGACCTGAAGCCGTACAAGCAATACAATCCCTTCTTCCAGGAGCGCCGGGGGGACAAGACGGAGTATGACATCGCCAAGGGCTTTGAAAACTACGTCTACTACCTGGGAAACATATTCTATCACACGGACGACATCATGCGTATCCGCGCGGCGGAAAAGTACATCCGAAAGACGTACAGCAGCGAGGAAGCCAACGAAATGATCACACAGGCCGAAAATGCGCGGAATTTCTCGGACACAGAGATCGAGGAGTTCCTGCGGATGAACGGCATTGTGGGGAAGAACACGACGCTGGACGAGGGCGATGCCCGCGTATTGCTGAACGACTACATCGACAAGCTGTACGATCAAATCGGCAACGTGACGCGCTACAGCGAGATGGCGAAGTACCTGGACAACTACGCCAACCGGCTGGCGGGCAAGCAGAACTATGTAGACCGCGGCGCGGAGGCTGCTACCGGGCGCGGCTCGCTGAACTGGATCAATACGCTGTCCGGGAAATACGGCGGGGCCAAGCTGGCGTTCAACGTTTCGTCGGCCATCAATCAGACCTCACAGCTCCCGATGGTGGCTGTGGAAAACGGCGAGAGGTACACAGCGGCGGCGATGCGCGACTTCTTCAAGAAGGACAGGAGCAGCTTCGTGAAGGAGAGCAACTTCCTGAAGGGCAAGAAGGGCGTGGAGTGGCTGCTGGGTGCGGAAACCGGCTGGGAGAAGTTCAAGCAGGCCGGATTTTCCATGACGGAGGCCGTGGACAGCTTCACGGCCTATACGGCGGTACGCAGCAAATACCTCAAGGAGGTCGCGGCGGGCAAGAGCCACGCGGAGGCCATCAAGCTGGCAGACGACTACGGCCGCCGCGTGATGGGCTCCAGAGCGCGGGGCGAAAAACCGGTGCTGTTCGACACGAAAAACCCCTTCTGGCAGATCGCGACGCGGTTCCAGCTCGAAACGCTGAACAGCTGGGAGCACGTCAGCCGAGACCTGCCTAACGAGTTCCGGAAAATGGCAGGGGAGAAGGGCAAGACCTACGCCGCCCGCGTCATGGGCGGCAGAGCAGCGAAGTACGTCCTGTATGCGTTTCTGGCCAACCTCGCCGTGGGCGAGCTGTCCGGCGGCTCGCCGGTGCCATTCGACCTGCTGGGCAATACCATGGAGGCGCTGGGTAAGGCATGGGGGCTGACCAAGAGCCAGACGGTGGCATCGCTGCTGGACAGCGTGCTGCAGGCCGTGTTTGATGAACGGCTGTTCGGCACGCCGGAGCCGGAGGACGACGATGACGCCGACTGGTGGGCCGCGCTTGAAAGCCTGTTCGGCAACGTAGCCAACGATGTGCCGGTGGTTAGCCGGGCCGCAGCGCTGGCCGGCGTGGGAGATCAGACGCTGGCGGTGGCAGACCTGTCCAAGATCGCAGACCTTGCAAAGTCTGTAAAGGATAAAGGACTTACATCTGTTGACACGCTGGACAAGGCCGCCACGGCGGGCGGCGAGTTCCTGTACGGCGGCAACCAGCTCCGCAAGACGATACAGGGCACCATGGACGTGCTGCGCGGCGGCAGGTACAGCAACGGAAAGCTGCGCTACCAGGTGGATCAGACACCGTGGAACTACTTTAAGGGGGCTGTCTTCGGCCGCAGCTCGCTGGACGAGGCGCAGGACTACTATGCGGAGAGGAGCAGCGACTTCTCCGCGAAGCAGACGGAGACCTTCGGAAGTATGCAGAGCGCCGGCGTGGCTGCCAAGGAGAGCTATGACCTCATCCAGGACCTGCGCGGCATCGAAAAGACCGATGACGAGAGCAAGGCCGAGTTGCAGCGCGAGGCATTGATGTCCTCCAACATCAGCGGAGAGGGGAAGGCGGCGGCCTATTACGGCCTGTTGGCCACCGACAAGGAGAAGGCGGCCATGGACGCCATAGGCGACGCAGAGCCGATGGCCGACATGGGCGAGATCACAAGTGTGCTGGTGAGGCTCAAGTCGTGCAGCAGCGACGCGGAGAAGCTGGCAGTGCTGCAGCGCAGCGGGCTGACGCGCGCACAGAAAGCGTCTATCTATACCAACCTCATCGCCAGTGAGGAGGCGCTGAAGGAGCAGAGCGACCTTGAGGCCTACGACGGCATTTCGGCAGAGAAGTACTACCAGTACAAGACCACCACGTCGGGGCTTACAAAGAAAGCTGAAAAATTGGCAGCTATCGACAAGCTGCCGTTGTCAAACGCTGAGAAAGACGCGCTCTACTATTCGGAGGGGTGGGCCGAGAGCAAGATCTATGAAGCCCCGTGGCGCTCCGGCAGATCCGCGGGCGTGACTATGCCGGTGCTGGGGAGCCGGGGGAACTCCGGTGTACAGATGCCGGTGCTGGGCGGCGGCACGGTGAAAATGCCGGTGCTGAAGTAAAGAAGGGCGCGAGGATCACCTCGCGCCCTTTGGCTATTTTATTTTGGGTTTCCAGTTGGGATTATACCTCCTACAAGCCGCTTCCAAGCTCCGAAAGTCGCAGCAAACCCTTTCATAAAAAGGGTTGTTTCCGCCGATCTGCTTGGTGTATGTATTGATTGCTCTACGCTCGATAATATCCTTGTTCTTGGCGCAGTAATGCAGCTGCTTGAGCAACAGCGTTTGGTATGTCTTGTCTGTCACTGCCGCTATGTCAAAATCAATGAGCTGTCCAGATTTAACCGGCACCATATTGTTGAAGCCCATAATACCGAGGCGGCCTTCATCCAGCTTCAGTATCGGACCATTTGATTTGATATTGGCGTGGTTCGGCTTAGGAGACTCCAAGGGCACATAGTAATTGTGACCGTTAACTTTCAGCACAACACCGACATATGGGCGGCGCTCGCCCTTGTTGAACTGAACACGCCGGTCAACTCTGTGGAGATATGCGATGTATTCTTCTTTGATATGGTAAAATCTCAAATAGCCCATCCGTTATCCTCCGTTCAAAGAAATGCGGGATAGCTGAGCCATCCCGCATTTTTTGGTTCCCCACTTACGGCAGGGGCTCGCCGCTTTTTTCGTTCTCTGCTTTCGGTGAGAGCTCACCGCTTTTTTCGTTCCCCACTTTTGCAGGCAGGCAGGGGCTCGCCTCTTTAGGGCAGATGGTGATTGACGGACGTCAATTCTATCTGACCGGGAGCTTTCGCTCTCGGTAGTCATAGTATATTACGCAAAAATGCATTTGTAAACCCCTTTTATGAAATTTCAACTTAGAAAAACGCGCCTATTTCATAGTTTGTTGGTGTCAGGGCCACCGGACATCAATAGACTACGATTAGGGGCAAAAATTATTCCAGCATGAGCCGGTAGTGGATGGTCAGGAGGTTCTGCGCCTTGTCCCATGTGATGCGGTCGATAACGGATCGGGCGGCGTTGCAGCGTTGCTCCAGCGAGGCGCCCTCGTCCTCGATGACTGCCAGAGCGTCACTGATGGCGGAGCGCATGATAGAGATATCGCCTGCCCGGCGGTTCTCTGCGGCGGCCACGGAAAGTTCCTGGTCGATGCGCTGGATCTGCGCCTGCGCGTCTTCCTTCAGCTGCCGGTACTCCTCCACGGTATCGACACCGGCAAGAAAGGCCTCGCGGAGGCGTTCAAGACGGCGCTCCAACGACGCACGCTGCGTCCGAAGGGCGGCGGAGGTGTCGCCGTCCCGCCCGTTGACGCGCAGCACCTCGTAGCTCAGAGGGGCGGATGCCGCAGCGTCCATGTGGAGCCGGTCAAGGATGGCCTTTTTCAGAGCGTCGGAGGAAATGTGCTGGGAGGTGCGGCAGCGGCCGCCCACATAGTTGTTGCACTTCCAGTAATGAGGCTTGGCAAAGATCAGGGTGGCGCCGCAGGAAGCGCAGCGGACCAGGCCGCTGATCCAGTCCTTATTGCTGCCGAGGGGGCGGGCCTTGTAGGGCGTGGCGGCCTTCAGCTGCGCGATGCGCGTCTGCGCCCGCTGGAAGACTTCCTCGGAGACAAGGGGCTCGTGCTTGCCGTCGGTCACGATAATATTCGGGTTCGTGAAGTCCTGGCGGCTGCGCCCGGTGGGGTTCCACCGCAGCTTGCCTATGTACACCGGATTGCGGAGGATGTATTCAACAGTTCGATTTGCGAAGGCGCTGCCGCGGTGCGTCTTGACACCCATGGCGTTGAGCCACCTTGCGATGGAGTAAAGCCCCTGGCCGGAAATGAAGCGGGAAAATATCTCCCGTACATATACGGCCTCCTCCGGCACCGGGACCAGCACATTGTCAAGAACGGTGTACCCGAAGGACGGCGTGGCCTGCAGCTCGCCGCGGCGGTGCTTTTCTTCCATGCCGCGCTTGACGTCCTCGGCCAGATTGATGGAGTAATACTCGTCCATGGCCTCGATCATGGACTCCATGATGACGCCCATTTTGCCGTCCTCGATGGGCTCCTTGATGGAGATGACCTCGATCTTCAGCTGCTTGCGGAGGATGGACTTATAGTACACCGCGTCGTCCCGGTTGCGGGCGAAGCGGGAGAACTTCCACAGGAGGATGGCGTCGAAGGGTTTGGGCTTGGTCTTGGCAGTGGCGATGAGCCGGCGGAACTCGTCGCGCCCGGTGACCTTGCGGCCGGACTTGGCCTCGTCCACAAAGACGAACTCATCGGGGACGAGGCATCCGTTGGCAGCGCCCCATTTGCGGATCTCCACCAGCTGAGAGGCGGGGGAGAGCTCCACCTGATCATCGGTGGAAACGCGGATATAGGCTGCGGCGATCTTCAGGTCAGCCATGCTCGTCACCTCCCGGCTCGTGGCCGATGAAATAAGTCAGATATTTTTCGATTTTGCAGGGTAGGGGCTACCGCAGCTTCGAAGTCCGTCAATATGCTCCAGCAATGCTTGTTCCGGGCTGATCGTCATTTCCATCGGATCTAAGACAACATCAAGTCCTTCGCGGCGGGCGAGCTTGGCGGCAGGGACAAAGTCGCTGTCGCCGGCGATCAATACAATTTGCTCGACCTGTTTCTTGTAAGCAAGAGAAGCAATGTCGATGCCGAGTTTCATGTCTACGCCTTTTTGCTTGATGGTGGGTTCAAAGTGGCACATCTCTAAAGTGTCGCTTGTCAAGGTTCCGGAACAAATTTTCTTGACAGCGTCGTACTGCAAGGTATACACAGCGTTACCAACATCCAAAGCCCCGAGCCGCAGCGCAACTTTCCGTTTTTTCTTCAGCTCTGACAAGAACTCAGACATCCACAGACTCTCCTTTGAGCACTTCATGTTTATGGTCGTGCCGGTGAGAGGGTGGTACATCTGCTTGTCGATAGGCGGGCAGTCATAGTAGAACAGACGGTACAGCTCATGGGTCTGTGTACGCTCTTTAAGATGCCGCATACAGTATGTAACGAGTGCATCGGCAGACTCTTTTGCGGTATGCTCGCCCCAAAGAAATTTAGCCCGCTTGCGGTAGAAACCGCCATCAACAAGAATAGCTGTTTTTGACATGATACATTCTCCCTTAAAAATCTAAAGCCCTTAGAACGGGCACACCCCTTATTGTGGGGGACCTGTTCCAAGGGCTTGATAGTACAACAGGCGGAACGGCGAACGTTCTTTGTTGTACCTCATATATTATGGTCACAAGCCCAAAATGTCAACCTCTTGCAAACAAATTTGTTAGAAATGCCGAAAATTTTTCGCTTATTTTAGGGAAAAGTCCAGAAAGATCACACGACCTTCCCGGCGGACGTGGAGGGGTTTTTCTTGTACCGTTCCCCGATGTACTCCGCATGGGCCATCATCTCCTGCTGCCCCTGCTCTGTGACACTGCGGTAGATGTCCACTAAGTGGGCCTCCGCCTTCGAGTATACTTGGCCTGTACCGGCGGAAGGGGATGCAATTATAATATCTGCATTTTTGTAAAGTTCCGCTTCATAGGCGGATAGATCCTTTGGGATTCCCCACATTCTAAGCAATCTCAGCTTTTCGGATGTAGTCTTTGCGGAATTGAAATCCTCGTATTGATCCGGTTCCCATGTGGGGTGCCACCCCAATAAAGTGGCTGGACTTGCATCTAAAACATCAGCAATGGCGGCGAGCTGATCGGACGGTATGTTTGCGATAACCCCATTTTCATAACGGCTAAGAGTCTGGCGCGTGAGTTTTACACAAGTCGCCAATTCTTCCAAGGTCAGTCCCTTTTGCTTACGGAAAAACTTGATACGATCTCCTTTGGTCAATGTTTGGTACCTTCTTTCTGTGTTATTGATACCAGCCATTATAACATATTTGTTACGGAATGCAACCATTATTTATTTAGCAACTTAAAATTGGTACTTGACAAGTGCGCCGATGTGTGTTATTTTCTTTGTAACGTGAGGCGTAACAGGAAGGAGGGATAGACATGATTAACACTAAAAAGCTTCGTGGAATTATTGCGGAAAACGGATTGTCCCAGAGCAAAGTAGCCAAACTCCTGGGCATGTCACCGAAAGGGTTTTACGATAAAATGAAGCGTGGCGTGTTCGATAGCGATGAAATGGAGCAGATGATAGACATTCTCGGTATCGAAAATCCGGTGGAGATTTTTTTTGCAAAGGATGTTGCGTGACACGTACCAAAATGGAAAATAAGGTCACTTACGGACAATTTGAGGTACACCGCCGCAGGGACGGCGGCGTGAGCCAGATGACGAAAAAGGTGGCTATAGCGAAGTTGAAAGCACAGATCAAGGCTGTT